CGGTCTATCTCCCCCGTGAGGAGGAGTATACGTATGTCTCTGGATCACTGGTAGGACCGTATTACCAGAAGGAAAGCGATGCGCGGACTAATCTGGTTACGTACTCGGTTCCAAACTCTATTAACTGGACTGAATCACCAGCTACTACTACATCTGCATCATTAGTTGTTGCCCCTGATGGCTCAAGTGACGCGGTAAAAATTTCAACTGTCGCAGTAAGCGACGAGCAACAAATAGTATTTGATCCCATAACGTCTGGGGCTGGAATTTATACGATTTACGCTTTCTTTAAGGATGCAGGTGAGGATGTTCACCCGCAGATCAGACCAGTATTTGAAGGCACTGGCGTATTTTTTGCCAACTTTAACCTTACAACAGGAGCAGTTGGTAATACTGGCGGAACGGGTTTTGTTGATGCTGGCATGGTTGAGTATCAAAACGGGTGGTATCTTTGTTATGTCGTAGGAGAATATGCAAATGCTTCTTCCGGTTTTGGGATATGCTTGTCAAAAAATCCTGACACTGACGGAGAGGCGTTTGTTGATCCTAATATGACCTATACAGGGGATGGGTCTGGTTTTTATATGTGGGGTTCTCAAGCAGAACAAGGCTCCACCCCCACCAGCTACATCCCCACATCCGGCTCCACAGTCACCCGCTCCGCAGACAGCACGACAATCGCGGCGGGGAATATGCCCTATCCTACACCGCAGGTCATTGGGCCTGAGTTGGTTACTAATGGGACGTTTGACACGGACTTTACTGGATGGACACAGGCAGACTTACTTGACGGTAATGCGTCCAATTATAGCGTGGTGTCTCAAGAAGCCAGAATACAGTCTGTTATTGGTGGTACATATGGTGTTTTGAAGCAGTCTTTCACGACTGTAATTGGGCAACTTTATAATATCTCTTTTGAGATAACTCCGTCTGGCTCCAACAACAACGGCTATATCCTTCGCGTCGGAACCACAGATGAAGGCTTTGATGTTTTGAATGGCTCTTATGTGGCTGACTTAACCGCAGGTGTTACCGAGACTATATCCAAAACCTTTATTGCTACATCCACCACTACGCATATTACTATTGGGAATAACTCGCTTGGTAACACGCTATATAACGATTTCGACAACATCTCCGTCCGTGAAATCAACCCGCTCGCACTGTCATTCCAGATGGAAGGCTTGGTGACGTATGCGAACGTGAACAATCCTAATAATGTCGTGTTTAGTTTGTGGCAGGCCGATGCAAATAATCTTATCCGTCCGAGGTTGACAACAAATGGCACGACTACAACGGGGCAGTTACAGTTTGGGCAAACCGCACTTGGTACCAATGACACTATTTTTGGCCCACTTACATCCTACTCCCCCGGCATCAACGTCCCGTTCAATATCGCAAGTCGCCACGGCTCTACGTTCATCAATGGTGCAGTCGATGGGACCGCCTTGACAGCCAACACAACCCCAACAGCCCTGCCTGACCTAAGTGCGTCCACGTTTGACCTAGCGCCTACGTTCAACGGGTTCATTAAGGAGTTCCGTGTTTGGGCTGATGACTTGAGTGACACAGGCATAGCGGAGGCGAGCACATGATAGAAGAACAGCAAACCCCAAAGACAGACTTCTACATCAAGCTAAACTCTGAGGCTGATATGCCTACGGCTCTTTCTTACTTCTACCATCAGGATTATCTCACGGTGGTAGATGAGGAGACAGGCGAGGAAACCCAAACACCAGAAGGTGATCCCTACCTAGTCACTACAGGTAAAGACTACGCCATTGACGTTGTGGGGGTCATCTACGAGCCTACAGGTAACATCCTCACAGACGCTGATGGCAATGAATACCCAGAGAAAACACAAGTCCCCGGTTGGCACATCAACATCCGTATCTTGGGGGACGCACATAGGTCAGAGGTTGAGGCTATAGATGCTACTTATGGGGTAGTACCTAGCAGCCCCTCTCGTATATTCATATGACTTGTGTAGGCTCCTTCCTGTTAGTACTGTGGATTAAGTCTGTAGCCCTTAAAGACGATAACTACCCCCTCCTTTATTACTTCATTGATGGTCGTTCACAAGTAGCCACTGCACGTGACGGTTATATTTGCTACGGTGGCACTGCAATCTAAACAACTTACGGGTAATATGAAATGTCTAACAAGCAACTCTCAGTAACAGAAGGTCAAAAGGTATTGGGTGTTGCGGGCACTTCTACTCGTAATGGTACTCTAAAAGCAGATGAGTTTTTACCAGAGTTGCGCGGTAAGCGGGCCATTAGAACCTATCGTCAAATGCGAGACAATGACGCTACTATCGGTGCTGCACTCTATGCTGTAGAACAGATGCTACGGGATGTACCTATTAAGGTTACCCCTGCTGATGACTCTGAGCAAGCTAAAGAAGAAGCTAAGTTTGTAGAGTCTGTCTTGGAGGATATGGACCACTCCCTTGACGACCACATCTCTGAGGCTCTTTCTTTTCTTACCTTTGGGTTTGCTACATTTGAGGTAGTCTATAAGCGTAGAGTTGGACCTTACGAGAGAAGCCCTAAAAAGCGTAGTAAATTCACAGACAACCGCCTAGGTATTCGTAAGTTGGCCCCTCGTGCTCAGTGGACTATCAATAGGTTTGAGGTAGACAATCAATCTGGTGACATCTACGGTTTTCATCAGGATGTGTCCTCAGGGTTTGGTACTAACTACATCCCTATGCGTAAGGCTATCCTTTATCGTACTACTACAATCAATGGTGACCCTAGTGGACGTTCTATCCTCCGTAATGCTTACGCTGCGTATGAGCGACTTAACGCTATCCAGCAATACGAAGCAATCGGTATCGAACGAGAGCTTGCAGGTATCCCCCATGCTGAAGTCCCTGCTGAGTACCTTTCAGGGGATGCTACAGAGGCTCAACAAGCAGTCCTGAACCAACTCAAGGAAATCCTACGAGACCTTAAGTTTAACGAGCAAGGTTTCCTGATTACTCCTAGTGACACCTACCCCGGTAAAGATGGTGAACCCACCAATCAGAAGCTAGTCTCTGTAAAGTTGATTTCTGCTGATGGTACTCGTAACATTGATATTGACCCTGTGGTTAAGCGTTACCAGCACGACATTGCTCGTAGTGTTCTTGCTGAGTTTATTATGCTTGGTGGTGGCTCTAGTGGCTCCTACGCCTTGAGTAAGTCCAAGAGTGACATCTTCCTTCGGGCACTAGAGAGTTATATCAACACTATTGTAGATGTACTCAACAAGCAACTTATTGAACCTCTTTGGCGTATCAATGGCCTTAGCTTTGACTTAATGCCTAAGATTACTGCTGGTGATGTGGCAAAGCATGATCTTAAAGAGATGGGTGCTTATCTTCGTAACCTTAATGGTGCTAACGTCACTATTGCGGATGACATTGATATTGTTAATGCCCTTATGGAGATTGCTGAACTACCTAAACCTAACCCTGAGGTGTATGCAGCTTCTCGTGAGAGGGCACAACAGTCAGAACTAGCTCGTGCAGACTATTACAATGGGCCAGATGACGATATGCCGGGTTCCAAAGAGGAAACTGAAGAAGATGATGACGAGAAGGTAGGCAACTGATGGTTACTTTCTCGTACTCTAACGGTCGCTCTATTAAGAAGATGTACATGAGTGATGGTAGTATCCTCGTAGAGTACATGGATGGTAAGACTGACATCTTAGGTAAAGCTCAAGTTATCAACAAGAGTGAGACCTATGTACAGGGTCAACAGATGCCCCCCGGTCACTTTGCAGTCTACAACCAGTACCTAAACACTGATGGTGAGCTTGTCCTCCTGTGTAACAACAAGAAGAAGTTTATCGTCTATTGGGGCGCTGGTCAGATGGGTCTCACTGCTGAGGCTGATACTGTAGTTACACTTGCTAACACTGACTACAAACTCTCTGGTACATTCACAGATGACAACCAGAACAGAGACTTTACTACCTCTTCAAGTGGTACCTTAACGTACACTGGTGCAGGTGGTAAGTTTCACTTTGTAGGTTCTGCTGACATTACCGTTGATAAGAACTGTAGTATGGTTCTGACATTATATGAGAATGGTTCCCCTACAAACGCTAAGGGTAGTCACACTTTTAATAGCTCCAACGAGACTACAAACATTTGTGCAACTGGTCTCTTAACCCTAGCGCACGGTGATGAGTTTGAGGTTTACACTCAAAGTGACTCAGCAAATGCTACCTTCACATTCAGTGCCCTTAACATTACTATGGTAGAGATTTAATATGGAAGACTTTGACTTTGAGGACTGGGGTGAATCTGAAGACATTACCAAAGCTGAGTACCAAGGTAAAGAAGTACCACTAAACAAACCTCGTAGGCTTTCAGGCGGCAACAAGAAGTTTGAAGTCTTTGTACAAGATGGTGGCAAGGTTAAGCGCGTTACTTTCGGTGACCCAGATATGGAAATCCGCCGTGATGATGATGAAGCTAGGGCCAACTTTCGCGCACGTCACAACTGCGATAGTAAGAAAGACAAAACCTCTGCTGGTTATTGGTCATGTAGATTTTGGGAAAAGGGTACCACTGTGAGTGAACTTACTAAAATGAAGTCTGATACTAGCTTTGAGTCCTATGGTCAAGTTACCAAGATGGATGCTGAGCAGCGTATTGTTTACGGTTTTGCTTCAGTCATCTCTAAGGATGGTGTGCCTATCGTAGACCGCCAAGGAGATATCATCACTGCACAAGAACTTGAGAAGGCAGCTTCTGAGTTTATGCTAGGTACACGTACTGGCCTCACAATGCACAAAGGCGAACCTACAACAACTATTATCCACTCCTTCCCTATGACAGATGAAACCAAGAAGGCTTATCAAATTGAGTCTCCCTATGAGGCTTGGTTGATTGCAGTTAAGGTCCATGATGATGAGACTTGGGAGCGTGTAAAGCAAGGTGAGTTGAAGGATTTTAGTATTGGTGGAAGAGCACAGCGTAAAGATGTATAAGGCTTGTACTAAGTGCTCTAGAGAGAAACCTCTTGATGATTACTACAGCGACAAGAGAGCAAAAGACGGCAAACAGTCTCAGTGCAAAAGTTGCCACAAAGGTTTCTATCAGACCTATCACGGTAAATCAGTAAAGAAAAAGTCTTACGACCCTCAAAAACGTTCAGACTACTACCAAGATAACAAAGATAGATTTCTGGAGAGAAGTAGGCAGTATTACCAAGAGACAAAAGAGCAAAAACTAGCTTACGGGAAACAGCACTACCAGCAGAACAAGTCAAAATATGCTGAGTATACTAGAACCCGACAAGCTCGCCTCTTGCAGAGAACACCGAGTTGGTTGTCAGAAGACTGCCGTAAAGAGATTAAAGATTTCTACTGGTTGGCAAAAGACCTCACCGCAGTATCTGGTGAAGCCTACCACGTAGACCATATCGTCCCGCTTCAGGGCGAAAACGTCTGTGGACTGCATGTTCCTTGGAATTTACAGATACTGCCCGCAGATATCAACTTAAGCAAAGGTAATAGATATGCCAACCCTGCTTGAAAACCTAATGCTTGAAGAGGTATCCCTTGTAGATAAGGGGGCTTCTATTGGTGCTCATATTACCCTGTTCAAGCGAGACAACTCCCAAGGAGAACCCATGGAAGACGAAATCGAAAAGATGACTGACGATCAGAAAGCCGAGATGGAAAAGATGTCCGGTGATATGAAGTCTAAGATGAAGATGTATATGGACAAGGGTATGGGCTACGACAAAGCCAAAGCCATGTGCAACGAAGACATGAAGAAGTCTCTCGAAGAAGAAGTGGCTAAACTGAAGGCTGATAATGAAGCCCTCCGTAAGTCTCTTATCGAAGAAGGCTACAAGATTACTGCTGAGGGTGTTGAGAAGAAAGCACCAGAAGAGTTCATCGAAGTTGAAGGTGAGCAAATCAATAAAGCAGACATCCCTGCACCTATCCTTAAGCGTCTTGAGGAAGCTGAGATTGAGAAGGCTGAAGCAGCTATCTCCAAGCGGTGCAAAGAAACCCTACCTAACCTTGAAGAAGCTAATGCTCGTGCTCTACTCAAAGCACATGATGAGATGGCTGAAGAAGAAGCTAAGAAGTTTGCAGAGTTTATGCAAGCCCTTGACAACCTCTTTGACGACATGACTGAAGAAGTTGGTAAGTCTGCTGCTCAAGGTGACATGGAAGACCCCAACGAAAAACTCAACGCTCTTGCCAAAGCATATGAAGCAGAGCACAACACAACTTTCGCTAAGGCTTATGCTGCTATCGTCAAGACTGATGAAGGCAAAGCTCTTATCAAAAAAGCATATCAGAAGGACTAATAGATATGGCTACTGTAGGTGGAAACCAAACACGCGAAACCATGATTGCTGGTGCTGACCTTTCGGCAAAGCAGTGGACTTTCGTAATCGGAAACACAACCGACCGCACTGTTGTTAATGCAACTGATGGTCAAGCCGCTGATGGCGTTCTCATTAACACACCCACTTCCGGTGCTGCTGCTACTGTAGTTACCGCTGGT